AGAAGCTCTGCCAGCAAAAGAACGGCGTGACTACTCTACTTTGCGCCTGTACATTCCAGTGAGAATTCGTGATGGGTATCATAAGTCCCTGGCAGCAAGAGGCACAGGTCTTGGCGACCAAGCGCTAGTAACTAACCTTGCAACTCAGCTTGCTTTCCGCGGTATCCCGGTGCGTGAAGTGCCAATGATGTCAGGCACAGACACCATTAACTCTGCCTCAGTGGACTATAGCAAGTTTGCCGTTCTAACAAACCCGCAGAACATCATCGTTGGTTTTCACCGCCGCGTAAAAGTTGAAAAGTTTAGAGACCCGCGTGAAGGTGTTACCTCGTTTATTGTCACCTGTCGTGCTGATGTGAAAGTAGCTAATCCGGAAGCTGTTGTTCTCGCCTATAACATAGCTTTAACATAGGTGGTCTGTTATGAAAGTTAAGCTTACAAGAGTAGTAAACCTTTTTGGACTGAACTGGCAGGCAGGCGAGTATGAGGTTGATGACCCGTTTTGGGCTGAGGCTTTAAGTCAGGCTGCTGAGCCAGCGAAGCAAGAGGAGGAGAAAAAAGCAAGCGAGAGTTTAAAGAAGCGAGGCAGGTAACCTATGGCTGTAGCTCCTGGCAACACGGCGCTAGCAACGTTCGAAGAGGCAAAGCTTTACGTTTGGCGCGAAGCAACTCATACCGCCGATGAGCAGGACTTACTTTGTTTAATTCTTAACGGCGTATCAGATGCTGTGCATCAGTACTTAGGCAATGTAATGCGCCAGACTTATACTGAGAAGTATGACGGCGGCACAGAGTGGCTAGCACTTAGGCACTATCCGGTTGTTTCGGTTTCAAATGTAAAAGAACTAGACCTTAACTTAACTAAAGGTCAAGATTACTTAGTTTACCCTGAACTGTGGCGCTTGCGTCGTTTAGGTACAAAGTGGTTGCCGCTACCGCAGGCAATTGAGGTAACTTACGAGGCTGGCTGGGCAGTCCAAGAACGTGATGCAACCGGAAAACTTACAGCTGTAGTATATCATCCTGGCGGTGAAGGTATCCGTCAGGCAGTGCTGGTCTGGTGCTATGAGCTTTGGCATGCAGGACCGTCAACCTTCGCTGACCTCGTAGGTGACAGGGGTATAATGCTAAGACCAGAAGGGATGCCGCCGGTTGTAAGAAAACTCCTTGCTTGTTATACACACCCTATAGCATCGGTATTATGAGAATTGACGTTGACGTTAGAACAAACCCGCCTGACCTGTTAGCTAGGCTTGGCAGAACACAGCAAGCAACCGTAGCTGTAGATGGGGTAGTTAAAGCGGTAGCACACCGATTAGCGTTTCACGCTAAAAGAGGTGCGCCGTACACAACAGGCGCTTTACGCCGAAGCGTTGTACCACACCAGTTGCGGCTAACAGAATGGGAGGTCGTTGCTGTTGGCAGCGAGGAGAAGCCCTACGCGGCTTATATGGAGTTTGGTACACGTCCACACTGGCCGCCAAGGGAGGCTATAGAAAACTGGGTTCGGATAAAGCTTAATATTCACAGTGCTTCAGAAATAAGGAGAGTGGCATACTTGGTTAGCCGGGCAATTGCTAGACGAGGGCTAGCTCCAAGGTACTATATGAAGCAGGCTTTTGAAACTATATCCTCCGTATTAAAAGGACTTGTCGCCCGTCACCTGCCAAAGATTATACGGGCAATAACAGGGAGGTAAGAGTGGCTGTTAGGGAGATAGAAAACGCTATAGCTGATATATTTTCAACCGTAACAGCCATAGCTAAGGTATACTACCATCCTGTTACTGAAATTGGACGTCAGCTGCCAGCTTTAATTGTGCAGTACAATGGCTTTGAACAGGACTTAATATCAATGACTAAGTACAGGCCGCGCTACAGGTTTGAAATAAGCCTTTTTTTACCCGCCGAAAGTAAAACGCTTGAGAGCGCCTGGAATAGCTTAAAGGATTTAACAAAGGTTATTATGGAGCGCTTTCGCTCCGATCCGCAGCTGAGAGGAACGTGCCTTTGGTCAATACTGGAATTAGGTGAGCCGATTATAAGTGCAACTGAAACTCCACACGTAGGTCACACATTTAGGCTGGTGGCGGAGGTTATAGTATAGGAGGTGAGGTATGGCTAAATACCTTGTCTTAACTGGTTTAGAATACTTAAATAAAAAGGCTGAGCCTGGGGATGTCGTAAATGACCTTCCAAAGAAGTCTATTCGCTGGTTGCTTGACCAGGGGTATATTAAGCCTGCGGAGGAGACTAAAGAAGAAGGTGATAAGTGATGCCGTTTGAGCACGGTTCAAAAGCTAAAGTTTATGTCAACGGCTATGACCTGACTGAATATTTAACAAGCGTAAGCGTTTCAGGTGAAGGTGAAACTGCTGAAACTACCACCTTTGGCAAGGTAGCCAAAACCTACATCCCTGGGCTTAAAGATGCAACTTTATCGGCTGAAGGGCTACATTCGCCTGCACCTGGCGAAATAGACGCTGTAGTAACTGCAGCTTTGGCCAGTGGTAAAAGTATGTGGTGCTACTACCCGCAAGATGACACGCTTGGCAGTGCAGGCTACGGGCTTGATGCGCTAAAGACTAGTTATGAAGTTGAATCCCCTGTTGACGACGTTGTATCAGTATCCGCGGAGGCTCAATCCCGAACTGGACTAGAGCGCATCTTAAGCTTGCATCCACTTGGGGCAGAGGCGGTATCAGGTAGTGGTTCATCGCTAGACAATGGCGTAGCTACATCAGACGGTGGAGTTAGCTACCTTCAGGTGACGGAAGTATCAGGCACTACGCCAAGTTTAACCGCCAGGGTTCAGCATAGCGCTGATAATGTCACCTGGGTTGACCTTCTTACCTTTGCTAATGTGACAACAGCTGGTAGTAGCCAGCGTATAAAGGTTACAGGTACGGTTAACCGTTATATCCGGACAAGCTGGACAATCTCGGGCACTTCGCCGTCATTTACCTTTAATGTAGCCTTTGGCAGATATTAAGATTAAAAAGGAGGGGTAAAAATGCCTTTTGAGCACGGTTCAAAAGCAGTTTTTAAAATCCAAAACTCAGCAGGTACGATGACTGATATTAGTAACTACCTAACAAGCGTGTCGCTATCTAGGGAGGCTGATACAGCTGAGACGACTTCACTTGGTAATGTCGCTAAGACCTACATTGCTGGGCTCCTGGACGCAACGCTCTCGGTTGAGGGTATTTACGACCCGACCGTTGATGCACTGCTTAGCGGTATCTGGGGGATGAGACGGGACTTTGAGTATTATCCGCAAGGAACAGCAGCTGGTAATGTGAAGTATACCGGCACTTGTATCCTCACGAGCTACGAGCCAGAAACAGCGGTTGATGAGGCTGGCACTTTCTCCGCTGAATTCCAAGTTTCAGGTGCGGTAGGCCGGACTACAGTTTAAAGGAGGCTTAAGTTATGGCTAACAAGCGCATTTTAACTTTTGATGAAATTTTAGCCGCTCGGGACCTGGAAGAAAAAGAGGTTTATGTTGCTGAGTGGAACGGGCACGTCAAGATACGGTCTATGACAAAGGCAGAGCAGCAAGCGATGCGTAAAGAAGCATCGGTTAACGGCCAAGTTGATCCTGACAAGCTGGAAATTATTATGCTTGCTCATTGCTTAATAGAACCGCAAGTCACAATTGAGCAGGCTGAAAAGCTAAAGGACAAGTCAGCGGCAGCGGTGGATAAGGTTTTAAGAGAAATTTTGTCAATTGCAGGGTTAACAGAAGAAGTACAAAAGGAAGCGTTAAAATCCTTTCGTTCTCGGCCTTAAAGACCCTAAACATTATCCGGAAGCGGCTGAGAAGGCATTTACCTTTCGCTTGGCACGAGACCTGAAAATGACAGTGGCTGAACTCGAACGACGCATAAGTACTAAAGAGTACAGTGAGTGGGCGGCATTTTATGCCGCAGAAAGTAAAATTCAGGAACAAGAGCAAAAAAAGCTAGATGCTAAGATGAAAAAACCGCGAAGGAGACGTTAGTTAAATGGCAACCATTGGTGAGATAGCGGTTAGGCTTACTGCGCAGACTGACCAATATAAAAGTGAGATGGCCGATGCGCAGCGTAGGCTTACTGGCTTTTCTAAAGCTGCGGAAGATGCTTCGAGAAAGATAGCTTATTTAGCAACCGCTGCTTTAGCTGCTGCTACCGCTGTTGCAGGCTTTGCTGTTAAACTAGCGGCCGAGTGGGAGCAAACTGAGATAGCTTTTACAACGCTACTTGGAAGTGCTGAAAAGGCAAGGTCGTTCCTTGAAGAGCTCGATGCTTTTGCCGCAAGAACCCCTTTTGAGCTGC